CTAAAATAGACAGCGCCCCTGGTGGTGGTAATTGGAGTTCAAGTAGTGCTGAAGGAAAAAAATCAAGAAAGTTAAAAGATGCTCAAGGTAAACTTAGAGACAAAATTGATACTTATACTAAAAAGTTAAAAAAACTTAAATAATGACAACTTCAGAATTAAGAGATAAAATTAGATCACTAGTCCCACTTGTTTATAAAAATAAACAGAAAGCTGAAGTTGCAGCAGTGGAGTATGATGAGCTAACCAAATTCCCCGAATTAAAGCGCGTTATAATTAGTTTATTAACGTCTGACTTTGATTCATTCCTAGCTTCCATAGACTGGGTTGCTCCTAGACCTACCACGTTTAGAATCAATTTAAAAAACGGACAGGAATTTTACCTTATATATAATGGTAGAAGTTGGATTGCGCAAGTTGAAGGAAAAAAATACTACCTTTTAAATCTTCCTGAAGAACAGCGTGCAGCTGAAAGCATAGCTCGTATATTAAGATATGGAGAAAAAGTTGAAGCTGGAGAAGGTGGGGGTAGTGATAATGGAGATGATATAGAAGGTTTTGGTGATGATGGAGGAGAAGACGAAGTTGAAGATACAACTGCTTAAATTATGGAATTGAATTGGGAACATAATAAATATATCTTAGGTATTGATATAATCTCTTTAGGGGAGAATAAATATCCTAACCCTACTTTATCCCATTTAATAGAGGAACAACAACAACTATATGAAACTTTTTTAGATACTGTTGTAGATTTTGCAAAAGATAAAATTTCTCAAACTGTTGATAAAATCAAGGATTGGAAAGATGCTGCCGTAGTATTTGCTAAAGTATTATCTAATGGTGAACTTCTAAATGATTTCCTTCAACCCTTAGGGCGTAGAGTAAGTTCTTTAATTAAAAAAGTTGGAGAATTTTTAAAGAAAATAAATTTAGATTCATTATTTAAGGGAATTGTAAATATTTACAACAAATCAGAGAAGTTAAAGGGTTGGAAAAAATTATTAGTTTATTTATCTTTAGGGGGTATACTTTTCTACCTTATTGAAAAAATTAAAAACTTTTCTAAAGATAAGATTGCAAAATTTATTACTGATTTTTTATCTGAAAACTTCCTTGAAAGTGTATTAGATAAAATAACAGATTGGAAATCTTATATGGGGTGGTTAAGTCCTATAATTGGAGGGGTTTCTACTTTATATGAATTTTTAAAAGAATTACTAATTAAATTCTCAGATGCTTTAAAAAGTAATAGTAAATGGTCTACTAAATTGATAAAAGAAAATAAAAAAACTATGAAATTATCAGAATTAAAATCTTTAATAAAAGAAGAATATAAAATTAAAGAAGAAGAAACTCCACCTCAAGAAGATGTAAATTCAATTTCAAAGTTAGGAGACAAATTTATTCAAACTGGTAGAAATGCTAAACAAGGTAAATTAAAAGGTATTGATAAGGCTGAAATTGAACAGTTGAGTATTCTTTTAGATAAAATTCTAAAAAAATCTCAAAATAGTAGTTCTAATGCTATTATAAAAAGATTATCAAACATGATAAAAGATGTATAATGGATTACTTAAATAATTTTTTACATAGTGTTTCATACAAATTTTCAAAAGGTTATCCTGATGTAAGTAATGATAATGATATCAAAATACTACATGAAATGGTTAATGAGTTAATTAATGAATCAAATCAAACATTATTAACTGAAGACAGTAAATTATATGATGATGTTATTATAAACGCATTATATGGTAAAAACCCAGAAAATAAATCCATCCCAACTTCTAAAAATAAATATAAATTTGGAGGAAACTCAACATTTGATGTTCAAGTTAAATCTGAAGATTTAGAAATTTGGAAAAAATTATGGAGTGTTAAACCTCCAAAATCAGGAAAAGAAATAGGATCTGCAGGCTCTTTAGGGGTAGGAAATGGAGAAATTTCTTTATATTGGTTATATCAATACTCAAACAGTGGTACCGATGTTACTATGGGTAGAGAAAATGATGATCCTGATTTAAGATTTAATGGTAAAGGAGTTGAGGTAAAAGCATACGACAAACATACTGGTCTTTTAGGATTAGGTAGGTATGGGGCTGATAAAGAAAATTTACAGCTATTAGGTATGATGTTTGGGGTTAATACTTTAGTTCAAGCTTTAGGGGATGGTGAAAAATCTAAAACAATAAACACTACTAATTTTAAAGGAACAGATTTAATTGATGCCATGGAGAATGTTATCAAACTTCAAAATGTAGATCTAGACGGGTTATCTAAAGAATATCCTTTATTTTCCACTATAAAAAAGAATGTAGATTTTTTAAATAATAAGTTAGGAGATTTTTCTACGGCAGAAGAAGGAGCAATTAGTATGGCTCATAAATTAGTTTCTGCAAAATTAGAAAGAAAACCAGGAAGTGGAGGATATTTAGCTAGTCTAAAAGAAGATGGAGATATTAGATTTTTTGCTATTGATCTGGAAAAACTTAAGACAAGTGATGAATTTTTAGATAATATTCAATCTAAACAAAGTTCATTAGGTTTAAATTTTGATAAACTATTTTAACTTTCTACCATATTTATAATAAACATAAACTATTAAAAAAACCTTACTATGTGTGATTGCGGATGTGGGACGTGCGACACTAAGTCGAAATTAACTCTAAATGAGAATTTAGCGCCCAAAGAAATTCTGTCTGAAGGTTTAAAGTTCCATTTAGATAATAATAGACCACTTACCGAAAACGTATATAGAGCAGGCTCCGAGGAGTACTTTAATGTATGGTCCGAAGCAAGATCGTTATACTCTAGAGGAATTATTAACGTAACAGAGGACGATAAAGAAATATTAACAGAAACAAATTTAGGAGAATTTGGAATAGTAGAGGGGATGAAAGTCCCCCTTGATTTTCCTATGGAAGACGAAGTTAAAGAAAATATTAAAGAAGATATAACACCTCAAGAAATCGAATACTATGCCTTACATAGCGATTTATTATCTAACTTATCAAAAGCTTTAGATGATAAAGATTTCAATGAAAAATATAGGGTGTTAAAAACATTATTAAAAGATAGACCTAAACGTTTAGAGGCATTAGATTATTTCTTTAAGGTTTTAAACCCATCTAAAGAAAGAGAAGAATTACCTGTAGCTGAAGCTAAAAATAATAAATCTGTAGTTAATGAAGAATTTCCTGGAAAGGGTGAAATAGTCAAAGCAAAAGATCTTAACTATGATATGTTAGATTATTTTAACAGAATGAACATAAAATTGTTAATTAATACAAAATCTAAAAAAAATATAAAAGGTAGTGTAGGTATTATGTTTAACGATTTAGTGTTTAATGGTGATGATATTGATAAAAAAGATATTGTAAGTGTTGAGATATTAGAATCTGTAGTTACTGAAGCTAAAACTTTTAAAAAAGGTGATAAATTAAAAATCAAATCAAAGAATGGAAAAGAATTTGATGTAATTTTCGATAGGTACCTTGCACAAAATGGAATGGCTTTTGGTAAGTTTAAAGATGAATATGGGGAATTTGATGTTAAACCATTTTCATTAGATACTATAATAGATGAATCATTAACTGAAGATAAAAAATCAAATAAAAAACTAAACAAACCAATGCGTGACTCATCAGGGGGTAAAGCATATAAGGTTTATGTTAAAGATCCTAAAACTAAAAAAATTAAAACAGTTAGATTTGGTTCTGGTGGGTTAAAAGCAAAGATCAACAATAAGAAAGCACGTACGGCATTCGCAAAACGTCATGATTGTGCTAATAAAAAAGATAAAACAAAAGCAGGATATTGGTCATGCAGATTACCAAGATATGCTAAATTGTTAGGTTTAAAATCATCATTCAGTGGATTCTGGTAGAATAAATAGAATTGTAAAAGAAGTTATCTCAGAGAAAAAAAAGAAGAGAGATAGATGTTTACGTATCGCAGATCGTAAATTTGACAAACCTTCTGCTTATAAATCAGGCGCTGTAGTTAGATGTAGAAAAGGTAATATCTGGAAAGGTATTAAAGAAACAGATAACCCACAATCAGGTAAAGCTGCTCCTTATGGTTCAGGATACTCTAAACTTAAAGATATAATAGAAGAAATTATCCTTGAAGATGAATCACTTAATAAATGGTTTAAAAGACAAGGTGCTCCTGGTAAAGGAGGAGGATGGGTTGATTGTAATTCACCTATCCGAAAAGATGGAAAAGTAACAGGTTATAAGTCTTGTGGTAGAAAAAAAGGCGAAAAACGTGCAAAATATCCTTCATGTAGACCAACCCCTTCAAAATGTAAAGATAAAGGTAAAGGTAAAACATGGGGTAAAACAAAATAGCTATGGATAATTTTGATTTAAGAAAATTTATAACCGAAGGTAAACTTTATGAAGCAGCTATGGCTTGCCCTGTAGCAACTCAAAACTTAGAAGTAAATACTAAAAACAGAGATGCTTCAATTAAAGCAGATTATATTAAATATGGTCCTTTAAATGTAGATGAACCTGGAGACTACTGGAAAGATTTAGCTCGATATTGGGAAACAACAGAAGAAGCAGCTAAAAAAACACTTTGTGGTAATTGTGTTGCTTTTGATATTTCACCTAGAATGGATGAATGTATGCCTGGTGAAGTATCAGATGATAGTGGTAGATTAGGTTATTGTTGGATGCATAGCTTTAAATGCCATTCAGCTAGAACTTGTAGAACATGGGCTAAAGGTGGACCTATCACAGAAGATAGTGTATCATACGATTGGCAAGAAAGAAAAGAAAATTGAAACCTTACACAGACATAGAAAACACTTCAAATCATATCATTCGCGAATTTGGGGATGATATTGATCCTATCCATTTACTATGGCATAGAGACAATGAAGGTAGAACTATTGAAGTAATAGGAGAAACAGATTGGCAAATTCAATTGGACAATAATTTGCCTACCTTAATGGAAGGTCGTATATTTATACCAAAACACGAATGGCATAGAGTCATTAAAGGAACAGGAAAATTAAAATTAAAAATAAACAAACATGGACAATTGTAAATGTGAAATATGTGGATGTGAGAATGAATGTAACTGTTCTTGCTGCGACTGCAATAAATAAATAACTATGAATGACTTTGATTTAAAAAAATATTTATCTGAAAACAATCTTATAAAAGAAGATGGTGAGTTTCAAAGAGAATATCAAAATGTTCAAGTAACCATTAAAGAACTTGAAGAAAATAGAGTAAAACTAACAAGGTTATATGCTCAACTTGCTAATAACAATGAATATTCTAGAAAGATATATGATGCAATGGATGCAATGATTGATCAAGGTAGAGATAATATTGCTTCAAATTGGAAGGAAGATTTATATAAATACGATGAAGAGCATTCATATTTAATGAGTCAAATTAATGATGCTCTAGAAAAAGATAAATCATTAAGAGAAAAAATAAAGTAACTATGGACAAATTTGATTTAAAAAAATACTTAGCTGAAGGTAAGCTACACAAACCAACCCTCAATGAATTTATTGGTGGTGAGTTAGAAAAAAGAAACGAAGTTTTATATGATAAATTAGTTCCAGGATCAGGAGCAGCAGGTACTATTGAAGGTGAAATGTTAAGAGCTATGAATAGACTTATCTATCGTTATTATAATGATGGAGATAAATACTTTGAAGGATATGGTGCTGAAACAGCAGGCCCAGCTCATTCATTTCTAGTTAATGCAAACCATCCCCAAAGATCATCAATGATTAAGTTATTCACAGAACCTAGAGGTGATTCTGAGTATGAGCAAATGCTTAAGGATGCTTTAGATGTAATTCTTGATCATATAGAATCTAGACAAGGAAATTATACTGAAAGTAACGAAGATATGTTCGATTATGAGTCTGAATTTGAAGATGAAGAGGAAGATGCTTGGGATAGTGAAGATGAATGGTATGATGGTGAAGATGAAGATGAAGATTATTAAATAAAATAAACATACAGGATAGATTCATAACTTATCCGCTCGAAAGAGAAAGAAAAAAATATGACAGTTGTGGCGTCTCTTATTTGGAGACGCCACTTTTCATTCGTATATTCACGTATAAAATTTATATTAAATATGACAGACAAAATTGTAATTGTAGGAGCAGGAGTTGCAAGTGTAAATGCAGCAACTAAGCTTGTAGACAACGGTTATCCTGGAGAAAATATCACAATCATAGATATGGGAAAAAGCCCATATGAGAGAAAACCTGAAGAAGTAATGACAGGTTTCCTTGGTGCTGGAGGTTGGAGCGATGGTAAATTAACTTACCACACTGCAATTGGAGGACATTTATCTAAATACTGTGGTGAAGAAAAAGCAATGGAGTTAATGGATCAGGTAATTGAAAATTTCAAACGTTTTCATCCTAAACCAGAAGAAGTACAATGTTCAAATCCTGAAGCTGAACCTGAATTTATAAAGCCATATTTCGGTTTAAGATTATTTCCTGTTTGGCACGTAGGTACAGATTACTTACATGAAATAGGTAAAAATTGGTATGATTATTTGTGTAATAAAGGTGTAGAATTTATTTGGGAAACTAAAGTAACTAATATAGATTTTAAAAACCAACTAGTATCTTTAGGTGTAGTTGATGAAATGTCTTATGATAAACTTATTTTCGCAGTAGGTAAATCAGGTATTGACTTTGGTAAACAATTAGCTGAACAATATAACTTACCAACAGAAGCAAAACCAGTCCAAATTGGAGTTAGATTTGAAGCACCACAACATCACTTCCAAAAACTAATAGATGTATCTTATGATTTCAAATTATATAGAAAATTTGACGATGAAGGTGTATCATTAAGATCATTCTGTACAAACAACAATGCAGCTTATGTTGCAGTAGAAGAAACATATGGAGATCACACATATAATGGACACGCTAAAAAAGATGAGAAATTCCGTAATGATATGACTAATTTTGGTATATTAATGGAAATTAGAGGAATTGAAGAGCCATTTGTTTGGTCTAGAGAATTGGTAGAAAAAGTACAAAAAGATGCTACTGGTTTATATTATAGTCCATCTAGAACAATAGGAACTACAAGTGAAGGAGCAGATATAAGTGCAGTCCAAATCGATTCATTAGATATAGTAAAAGATGCATTTAAAGGCTATTATAGTTATATTGATGATTTCATTGAGGATATGAAAAAAATATTCCCAACATTAGGAGATGATTGGGGTGTATATGTTCCTGAAGTAAAATACTTATCTCCAGAACCTTTAGTTAACTATGATAATTTGAGCTTAACTGAGTATACTAATGTACATTTTGTAGGCGATGCATTATCAGCAAGAGGTATTACAGTATCAGGAGCACAAGCAATTTATGTTGCTGAAGATATACTTGGAGAAGCAAAAGAAAGTTTGTATATTTAGGTAAAGAATTTATTATTTAATTAAATTAAAATTAGAGTTATGTCAAAAATGTTGTATGAAGAGAAAGTAATCCATGCCAAAGGAGCTAGGCATTATTTAGTTAGGATGAATGATAAAGAAAATTTTATCTATCATAGATTTGATGGTCCTGCTATTGTTCCAGTTTCAAAGGAAAGTGAATTTAAAAAAACATACTTTCTATGGGGATTTGAATACAGTGCTGATGATTTTAAGTTTTGGGAAAGAGACAACAATGGAATACCATTCCACAAAACAGCAGCATCTAAGGGAAATATAAAATTTTAAAATAAACCCCCACTAAGCAATTGGTGGGGGTAAAATTATAGGAAATATGAAAATAGGATTTTGTGGTACAGTATCAGTTGGTAAAACAACATTGGTAAACGCTTTAAGTGAATTACCTGAATTTAAAGATTATATAACTAGAACAGAAAGATCAAAGCATTTGATGGAAATGGGTATTCCTTTGAATACTGATTCTACATTAAAAGGTCAATGTATATTCTTATCTGAAAGAGTTACTGAATTATTTCAACCAAATATTATAACAGATAGAACGGTTATAGATGTAATTGCATTTTCAAATTTGTCTACTTCAATGACAAGTAAAGAAAAAGCTACATTTAATAATCTAGCATCTAATATGATTTCAGATTACGATTATATTTTTTATGTTTCTCCTGAAGGAGTTGAAATTGAAAATAATGGTGTTAGAGAAACAAACAGCGAATACAGAGATAGAATAGATAATGAAATTCAATCTTTACTATATTTCAAAGGTGATTTAATTAAAAATATTAAACATTTAAAAGGTACTACTGAAGAACGTATTCAAATAGTTAAAGAAACAATTCCTTTTCAATATTTATAACAAAATCTGTTTAAATGAAAACTATAGTAGAAAAGAAAGTTGAAGATGCTGTTGATAAAACCTTCATGGAAAAGAGGGAAAAAATTGAAAAGTATTATAAGGAAAAATATCCAAATGATTTCAAATCTAAATTTAAGAAATTATATGATATGGATTATACTTCACTTCAAAAAGAATTTAACAGATTAAAAAATCAACTTGAAGAATCTAATATAAAATTAAATAAAATGAAAAGATCCGAATTAACTGAATTTATTAAAGAAGAAATTGTATCAGTATTAAATGAAGAATCCCCAGAAGATGCTAAAAAATATGCAGATGAAATGGAAAGAGCAGCTGTGGCATCAGACAAAATTAAAGCAAATTTAGGTGAAGATACCGTATCAGAAGGTACTTGGAGTTCTGGAACTTACACTGAAATTGGTAGGTTTATACAAGATATAAAAAATCTTAAGGATAAATACTATAATATAGTAGGTAATGATGATGTATTTGATGGTTTAGATAGAGCTGAATTATCTGCTAGAGAAATGATGATAGATGCCCCTGAAAACAGATCAGATCTTAATGAAGATGATATGGATGATGATGAAATGGATAAAGCAGCTGCTAAAGGAGCTAAAAGAGAACCATTAGGTAAATTAGCTACCAAAATGGCTCAAAATTCAAAAGAAATGAAGTCTGTTTTATCAAAATATAAAAAAGCAGAGGGTTCTGAAAAAGATAAACACCTAGCTAGATTAAAAGATTTAACTAAAATAAAGAAAGAACTTGAAAATCTTCTTCAATAATATCCAAACACTAGTAATAGTAGCTCTAGTTGCATTTCTCTTATTCCAAAGAGGATGCTTTTCATCCTCTCCAACAGAAAGGATTAAGGTAGATACTCTAATTCAATTTGATACAATTGAAATAATCAAAAATAACTATATTCCTAAATGGAAGGAAAAAATTGTAACTCAAATAGATACTATCCGAGATACAATTGACACTGTAACAGTTATTCAAGATTATTATTCAAAATATTACTACTCAGATACAGTTAAAGTAGATACAATAGGTAATTTAGTTATTAATGATACTATATGTCAAAATACCATTTTTAAGCGTAATATAAACACGAACATTGTAATTCCAACGCTCCATGTGACTAAAACAGTCTATGTAAATAAAACGGAATTTTACTGGGGTTTAGGCTTAGGAGGAAATGCTAGTCAAATTAATTATTTGGGAGCTGATTTTGTATTAAAATTAAGAAATGACCAAGCCTATGGCTTTGGTGTGGGTTTAGATAACACATTAAAACCTTCATTTAGAGGTAGTATGTTGTGGAAAATGAAAACACCCAAAATATTTAAAGTTATAAGATAATGGCTAATAAGGATATTAGTAAAATAATAAAGCAGGAATATATAAAATGTGCAGCAGATCCTTCACACTTTATGAAGAAGTACTGTCACATCCAACACCCACAAAGAGGTAGAGTATTATTTGGTTTATATCCATTCCAAGACAAAGTATTAGAATTATTTAAAGAAAACGATTATTCTATAATTAATAAATCTAGACAATTAGGTATATCTACTTTATGTGCTGGTTATTCTTTATGGTTAATGTTATTTCATAAAGATAAAAACGTACTTTGTATAGCTACAAAGCAAGAAACAGCTCGTAATATGGTTACGAAGGTTAAATTCATGTATGATAATTTACCTTCATGGCTTAAAATTCCAGCACCCGAAAATAACAAATTATCTCTTAGATTAAGTAATGGATCTCAAATCAAAGCAACTTCAGCAAGTTCAGATGCAGGTAGATCCGAAGCAGTATCATTACTATTAGTGGATGAGGCAGCTTTTATTGATCAAATTGGAGAAA